GGTCAATTACTTTAACTGAATTTCTATATCCTCCAGCCATAATTTTACGCAATCCATTAATACCATCTTTGACTTCAATGTCTGTGATAATTTGATATGGAAATATTGTATCTTTTTCAGCTCGTCTTTTTATATCTCCAAGACTCTTACCAGCATCTGCAAGATAAAAGTTTTGTACAACTTCACCCTTCATTAACTCATCTAATGTTTTAAAGTGAAACTTACGATCAAGAGTCTCATAGAACATATAATTTGATGCGGGGTATTCTTCTGACTCAGACTCATCAGCAATATGTTTTATGAAGGACATAGGGCTTCGACCATTTCCTATGAAATACTGTGTTCCAAAACTTTCACTTGTTTCAAGTTTTTTAGGATTTTTTAGTTGGCTTCTGTTTAAAAAGTAAGTGTCGTAAATAGATTTAACTGTTTCACTTCCAGAAAGTTTATATACTCTATCGACACTTGAAACAAGGTCTAGTTTCTTTTCTGGAGAAACTCCAAAAATTGAATACTCTCGAACTCTTTCTTTAGACTTATTAATGACACTATGTTTATAAACATCAAACTCTGCTTCAACATAATCATCAAAAGATGGTGTTCTATAAGTAATAATTATTTTTTCATCACCAACAAGAGGCATTCTTTCTATAATACCAATTCCATCTTCAACAAGAACTTGTATAGATACAGAAGAAGATTCAATATCTTCAAATATAGCTACTTCAACACACATTGGTTTTATATCAACAAAAGAATCTTCTGATCTGTCAAATGCAATAAGTCCTATTTGCTGTATATCAATAGCAAAGTGCTTATAATTATTATCAGCCATTATGCAAAAACACCTCTAACAGCAGAGAGAATCTGAGGAAGATATACCTCATCTAAAAGTTTAATGTTTCTTCTTTCATCATTAAGGTCTTGTTCATATTGATATGCAGAGACTTCTCTCCTTATCTTGACAAATCCTGTCTCTCCTTGTAGTGTATCTCCTGCAAGAGAGTTGTATGTTGTTTGGTCGATTTTAACTGTTCTCTCTGGAACAATCGTACCATCTGCCAAAGTACTTTGTGCGTTTAATATTTTTTCGTAATGATGAACTGTTCTTTGAGCTTCTGAAATACTTCCGTACTTTTGTCGAATAAACTTATCAAGACTATACTGCTCTTTTGGCCATTCAAACTGTGGGTCGATAATATCATTGACAATTAGAATTAACCAATCGAGAGTTGAATCTTGATAGTATAGTTCTGCAACAATATCTGGTCTATCTTCTTCTTGAACTTGATAGTCATAGTAAATAACTGACTGTGATAGTAAAGCTTCTTGAACTTTAAATCTAAGAGTAATGTTTGTCAGAGAGTTTGATTTACCGTTTTTTTTAAGGTCGTAATCAATCTTTGGAAATGGTTTAAAATAATGTGCCATTATAAACCCTCATCTATTTCGTCTTTTGTGATAATTCTTGTCTCCGTAAAGTTCATTTCCATTGTAACAGAAACAGGTGCTTCTTCTCCGTTCTCAAGATTATGATAGAAGGGGCCTCCTTCTCCATGATAGTTCACATTAAATCCTGTTAGCACACAAGTCTGAAATTTAAAAAGATGGTCTGGATTACTTAACTCAAGTCGAAACTGTTGTGGATATCTAAAAAAGTGATTTTGTTCAACATACTCAGGCACCATTGCATACTTAAATGCTCTTATAATCTTTGTAATCATTTTTGATTCTCGTTGATTACTCGGTACAAGTTTGTAACTAAATGAGTGTGTTCTAAATCCTGTTCCTTGAAAGAGAACGGCCATGTGTGGATTTCGTGCAATTCCTTTTCCTGCAAATGCACCTTTAATTGCACCACCAGCAGCTGCACCTGTTACACCACCAAGTATTCCACCAATCAATCCACCAATAATTGCCCCACCTTCAGTACTTGCGAATTGAGCTCCCACATTTTTCAATCCTCCTACACCAACATCTTTTCTCAGTCCTTTTCCAAAATCAGAAAGACTCTCAGTTACTTCTTCTGCACCACCACCAAAATCTAACTTACCAGCATTTTGTGCAGCTGCAATTCCAAAGGCTCCAAGTTCTTCGTTTGCATATTCTGATGCATATCCAGCATTAAGGTTTGCAGGGAGAGGAAGAAAAATTCTTGCATCAATCGAACCTTTTTCAAAAGCATCTCTTTGGAATTGAAACTCTCTAAAAATAGAGAACTTCATAAACTGTCCTACATTTTCTATTTCATTTGGAAAGATGAGAGTATCTGTATCTCCTCTATTAAGAAGTCTACCTAATTTTCCATCAACTAAATCTATTGCTTTATCAAAAATTTTACTTATTTTTACCATGAGATAAATATACCTTGTGAGAATTTAAAACTATTTATAAGTAAATATACAATGACTAAATATTATCAGGGAAAATTTAGACCAAAGAACCCAATTAAATACAAGGGCGACCCAACAAATATTGTTTTTCGTTCCTCATGGGAACTCAAAGCCATGAAATACTTTGACCTCAATCAAAATGTATTGAGATGGCAAAGTGAGGAACTCTTTGTTCCGTACAAATCTCCGATTGATGGAAAATGGCACAGATACTTTCCAGACTTTTTAATTGAAGTAAGAACAAAAGAAAACTTGATTGAAACTCATATGGTCGAGGTCAAACCCTATGCTCAAACAAAAGAACCAAGAGTACAAAAGAGAAAAACAAAAAGATATATTACAGAAGTAAAAAATTGGGGTATAAATAGTTATAAATGGAAGTATGCACAAAAGTTTTGTGAAGAAAGAAAATGGAAGTTCACGTTAATAACAGAAAAAGATTTATTTTAAATGCCTGCATTTACATTTGATAAGATACTTGAGAAGGGAGCAGCTCTTGGTAAACTTCCTGCAAAAGAACGTAAGTCGAGAGATTGGTTTCGTACTCAAGCAAGAAAGACTTCAATCACTCCAAGAAAGTTGCAGTCAGAAGCAAAATCACAGGCAGTAGGTCGTGTTAGTATGGGAAGAATGTATTTCTTTGCATACGACCCTAAAACAAAAAAAGAACTTCCGTACTACGATAGATTTCCTTTAATCTTTCCGTTCAAAAAAGCACAGGGAGGATTTATGGGAATCAATCTACATTATCTTCCACCACGATTAAGAGCTAAACTTATGGATGCCCTTTATGGTTTAGTGACGAATAAAAAGTATGATGAAACAACTCGATTAAATTTAAGTTATAGAGTTTTAAATGGAGCAGCTCGTTTTCGTTTTTTTAAACCAACTGTTAAGAGATATTTGACAAGTCAAGTTAAGTCAAGATTTATAGAAGTAAATGCTGAACAATGGGATATGGCACTTTTTCTTCCTGTTGAACAATTCTCTAAAGCAAGTAAACAGAAAGTCTGGAGCGATAGTAGAAATGCCATTTAAGATAAACGAATTTACAAGTAACTTCAATGCAGCTGGTTATGCAAAGCAAGACCGTTTTGAAGTTAGAGTCATACCACCAACAGGACAAGGAAGTGACGGAAGTGCTCTTGGAAGATTAATATCAGGTCTATCTTTACTTGGAGGTACGGTCGGAGAAGCAGCTGGTATTCTCAATAGTCTTGGAGATGACGTTGATCTCTTTCACCTTGCACTTAGAGCAGACTCAGCAGAGTTGCCTGGGCGTGCAGTTCAAACATTAGACAATCGGTATTATGGCCCACTTCGTAAAAGTGGTTATCAAGCAAACTATGTTGACACAACGATTACATTTATTTGTAGTGAAGATTTAAGAGAAAAAATATTTTTTGAAAGGTGGCAAGACCTCATTGTAGGAGAACACAGACTTCCAGCTGCAAATAAAAATGCAAAAGCATTTAATGCTGGTTATTATGATGATTACGTTTCAAGTATTGAAATTATGCAAATGAATGAAAACAATGATGTTACTTTTGAAATGAAACTTATTGAAGCATACCCTATACAAATTGCACCACTTCCTTTGAATTGGGCAAGTGATGATCTTCACAGATTGTCTGTGACATTTGCATACAACAGATATGAGAGTGAAAAGAAAAGACTTCCTAAGATTTTTGGTGCAATTGCAAATCTTGCTAAAGTAAGAGACTCAAGAACATCAACTATTAGAAGGGCAGTTAGATTTCTTGATAAAATATTTTAATTGATTGGAGAATAGTATGGCACTACCTTCGTTATCCGTTCCTGAGTTTGAGACAACAATACCCTCGTCAGGAAGAAAGATAAGGTTTCGACCTTTTCTTGTGAAAGAAGAAAAACTTTTATATATTGCGTTAGAAACAAACGACCAAAAAGAAACAGTTCGTGCAGTAAAAAAATTATTGTCCGACTGTATACTAACTGAAGATGTTGATGTTGATAAGTTATCAAGTTTTGATTTTGAATATTTGTTTTTACAATTAAGATCAAAGTCGGTTGGAGAAATATCAGATATTTCAGTATCGCATGGTGAAGCAGATGAATGTAAACATAGCACTAAGGTTTCTATAAATTTACAACAAATTAAGCCTCCTGAGATTGGAAATGATGCTTCAAGAAACATTATGATAACAGATACAATTGGTGTTCGATTTAACTATCCAACTATTGATGGATTAGAATATATAATATCACTTGATGAAACAAATGACTTTGATAGAGTTATGAAAATGGTTGAAAGATGTGTTGAATGTATTTTTGATGGAGAGCAACTCTATGATACTTTTGAGCCTGGTGAGTTAGGAAAGTTTATTGGAGATATGAATCAATCTCAATTTGAAAAGGTTGCTAAATTTTTCTCTGAACTTCCTGTCTTACAACATAAAGTAACTTGGAAATGTGATAAGTGTGGTAAAGACGATTTTATAAACATAAGAGGACTTCAGAATTTTTTTTCATAAGTCTTTCTCACGATAGTCTACAAAATATCTATAAGACTAACTTTAATATGGTTCAACATCATAAATACAACTTGACAGAACTTGAAAATATGATGCCGTGGGAAAGACAAGTATATGTACAACTTCTTATTCAACATCTTGAAGAAGAAAACGAAAGATTAAAACAAAAGGTAAAATAAATGGCTGTTCCTTATTTTGAAAATAGAAGAGAAGATAAGATTGTAGACCGACTGAAAGCAGAAGGTCAGCTTACTCGTAATAGTGGTACAAACTCTCTTAAAGTTATTATAAAAACTCTTGATAATATTTTTAATCTTTTGGTGGTGCAGTTTGACACAACTGCAAGAGAAGCTGCAATTAATAAGTTTGCACTAGAGGAAAAACTTGCAGAAGAAGAGAGAAAGAGAAAGAAAGCAGCTGCAGATAAAGAAGGAAAAGGTTTTGGATTTAATACTGACACTTTAAAAGGTGCAGGAGGATTGGTCAAAAAAGGAATTGGTGGCATATTTGGTGCGATACTAAAAGTAATTCAACTTTTAACAGGCCCTGCAATTCTTTTTTTTCTTGCTAAACTACCAGAAATATTAGATAGTAAAATATTCAAGGACTCTCTTGCCTTTATTCAAGACACTCTTATTCCTCTAGGAATAGAATTTTATGAAGGCGTTCTTACTCCTATGGGAAAAGCCATAAAAGAATTTTTCGGAAAATCTCTCTATGATCTTTTTGAGTTTTTTGAAAATCTTAAAGAAACCTTTAGAAAATTTAGAGAAGAAGGTTTTTTATCTGGTGCAACAGATTTGATAAAAAATGTGGTGACTCTTGTTGGCAAGGTTGTTGATAATTTTGGTACAGCAATATACAACCTTTTTGCAGAACTCTTTGATTTTGAAAAAACGGATTCTGTATTTGGTGCGATTAAAGAAGCATTTATAGGTGTAAAAGATAAAGTAGTCGGTTTCTTTAAAGATGTAATAAACAGTATATCAAGCACAATTGAATCATTGAAACTTGGTTTTGTATCAAGTATTCCAACTGAAACTGCAAGAAGTGAAATTGGAGGATTATTAGGAGTTGATGCTACAAAAGTTGAGGCTATGGTTCGGAGAGAAGATGCACAAGATGACATATCAAAGGCACAAAGAAGAATTGCTAGTTCTGAAAGAGACTTAGCTTACCAAATGAAAGTTGGTCAAGGAGATACTGCTTTTTCTCAACGACTAAGAGAAAGAATAGAAGAAGAAAGAAGAAAGATAGAAGAGCTAAAAGGTGAGGTACAGAAACAACAAGCAATCATTACTCCTATAACTGATGCAAGTTCAAATGTCACTACCAATCAAAACATTAATATTCAAAAGGGTTCTACCCAAACAACAACTGATGACCCAGAGCTTCTAGGAGTCACTCCATGAAGGCATTAAACTAAAAGAACTCTTCTAACGTATAATATCAATGCTGTCAATTGTATCGTGATTCCACACTTCTAACTCTTTACGGATTCTACCATCTGCTACAAGATTATCATATCGTTTTGTTGCTTTTTTTCTCCACCACTCTATAATGTTTGGTAATTCAAATCTGTCAAAATTTTCTGCCTTGATTAGTTTATCAGTCTTACCTAGAAGAACATCCTTGGCATTACTATAACCATATTCACTCATATAGAATCTTTTTTGTGTAGTAACATCTCCGGCTTTTGCAATCTCTTTGGAGAACATAGTATATGCTTTCTCATCATGTTGTTTAAGACTTGCTCGAATAATACCGACCATCTTAGTTTGCATCTTGAGTTTACGACTAGACGCACCTTTGTGTATTAGTTCTTCCCCACCATTCTTTTCAGTAAACCACTTCTTTAGTTTCGGATATATTTCATCTCCAAGTGTCAATAGAAACTTAGACATAGTATCGCCCTTGTATCGTAGGAACGGTCGCATACCATCATACATAGATGCACCCTTGATGTTTCCATACAAAGATGTTGTCTCAAACAAACAGAACTTCGTATTGTATTTTTGATTTAGCATTCTACGAACTTCATGTGAACAACAAATTGCGGCCATCAGTTTACCACCTAGATAATTAAATCCAAATGGTTGAACAGGCACAATATTAAATCCCATGATTGCTCGTTGATTGAATATACCAAGATCAGGAACACCACCAAGATAATCATTACGAGGTTTAGAGTTAATAAGAGGAGAACCAAAACGAATAAAACCAACAACAGTATTTGTATTCGTTTCCTTAACAATCAGTTTAAGAGTCTTGCCAGGATTTTCGTCTGGTGAAAAAGATGCAGTCATCTCTAGCATCTGGTCAAAAGTCTTATTGTTCATTTGAATAACTTTAAAGGTCATGTCTTGAGGAGACATATCAAAACTTTGAAACATATCTCCATCTAAACCCATGCCAGGCAAAGCTGGAGGAAGCGCTTTTACACGTTCAATCTTTCTCGCACGAAAATAATCATCA